GTGTCCGACAAGTGGGGCAACCTGTACTGGTTCGACCACCCGCAGGCCGCCACCCTCCCGGACGGATCCGGCAAGTTCGTGCTCAAGCAGGGCACCAGCCAGAAGACGAACAAGCCGTACAAGATGTGGGTCGACCCGATCAAGGCGCCGAACTACCCGTTCGACCGCAACGCCCGCGCCGAGTTCGAGCCGCCCGAGAAGTTCTTCCGGGGCTGATCGACGATGCAGACCCTGGCCCGTGCGGCGCTCCGAGCAGACACCTCGGGGGCGCCCCTCCCGACCGTCTACTCCGCGTTCGCGCGGGCCGGGATCGCACCCCGGCAAGGTGAGCTCACGCTCGTCGCAGCACCACCCGCCACCGGGAAGTCGGCACTCGCACTCGACTACGCGTTCAAGGTCGGTGTGCCCTGCCTGTACTTCTCGTGTGACAGCGACGCGTGGACGATGGCAGCCCGGCTCGCATCCATGCGCACCGGGCGCACCCTGGCCCAAGTCGAAGCGCAGCTCGAAACCGATGAGGAGTGGGCGCGCGCCGTCCTCGGCGAAGCGACCCACCTCCGCTGGGTGTTCGACTCCGCCCCCACCCTGTCCGACATCGAACTCGAACTCGACGCCTACCACGAAGTGATGGGCCAGGCGCCACAGCTAGTGGTCGTCGACAACCTTGTGGACCTGACGCACGACGACGGATCCGGTGAAGACCACCGCATCTGGAAGGCGCTGTTGAAGGAACTCAAGTGGATGGCGCGTGACACGTCGACAGCGTTCCTTGTGCTGCACCACGTCAATGAGCAGCCCGAACGCAAGGACAAGAACGGCGCCTCGACCCGCTCGAGGTGCCCGTCACGCACCGACGTGTCAGGCAAGGTGAATCAGCACCCGGCTCTCGTGCTCACGATGGCGATGAATCAGGAAGGGATCCTCGACGTGTGCCCGGTGAAGAACCGGCACGGACGTGGATACCCGAACGGTGACTGGGCGACGCAGCTTCGATTCCACCCGGAGACGATGCAGATCGGAGACATGTACCGGTGACATCGCAGCACCGCAAGCATCGCGGCTACGACACGCAGCGCATCCTCGCCCGCTACCTCGCCGGCAACGGATGGCCCTACGCCGAACCGACCGGTGCAGGTCGGAAGGGCACCGACATCCTCGGCACCCCCGGCATCGACTGGGAAGTGTTCGCCAGGCGCGACGGCCTCACCGTCGCACTGGCGAAGATGAAGCAGTCCGCCGCCCGTGTCGGCGACCAGCAGATCTCTGTGCATGTCATGCGCCCCGATGGGTACGGGCCGCAGCGCATCGCCGAATGGCCTGCGTTCATGCCGCTCAACCGGTTCACCGAGCTCCTCCACGCAGCCGGCTACGGGGATCCCCCTGAGTAGGGCGTCGTTCCCCATCGCCCCCGTGCTCCGCCACTACGGGGCGGGGAAGGTGCCCGAGGGGCAGGGCTGGCGGAAGATGCTCTGCCCGTTCCACGACGACACGCACCCATCAGCGACCGTGAACCGGGAGCTCGAAGCGTTCAAGTGCTTCACCTGCGGAGTCGCAGGAGACGCAATCAAGATCATTCGCCAGCAGGAGGGAGTGGGATTCCGTGAAGCTGTCAGCCGCGCAGAGGAACTCACTGGAAGCAGCGGCGAAGAACTACTACGGCAGCGTCGCCAAGATCAAGGACTACCTCGAGGGTCGAGGGCTGGACGGCGAAACGTGCGCCATGTACCGGCTCGGCTACGTCGAGAACCCTGAGCGTGGACATGAGCAGTTCCGTGGCCGGCTCGCCATCCCCTACCTCACCCCCGCCGGCGTTGTCGACATCCGGTTCCGCCGGGTCGACGACCACAACGGCCCCCGTTCCGAAGGGCCCCCGAAGTACCTGGGGCTCGACGGCATCAAGACCGGCATGTTCGGCGTCCTCGCCGTGCAACATGCCACCGGTGACACGATCGCAATCACCGAGGGGGAGATCGACGCGATCGTACTCACCGCCAAGTGCGGCATCCCAGCTGTCGGTGTGCCTGGCGCGCAGGGATGGAAGCCGCACTACGGACGCTGCTTGCAGGACTTCGACAACGTGCTGGTGTTCTGCGACGGCGACAAGCCCGGACGAGAGTTCGGCAAGGCGGTGGCCCGTGAGATCCGTGGCGCCACCACCATTCACCTCCCCGATGGGGAGGACGTGAACAGCATCTATCTGTCTGAGGGTGCTGACTACCTCCGGAAGAAAGCAGGACTGTGATGCCCCCGAGCAAGCCGAAGACCGAAGTGGTGGCGGAGGAGCCGCAGACCGGCACCACCCCCATCGACGAGATCGCGGACGACAGCGTGGAGTACGTCAACACGTCGAAGGGTTCCGTGCCCGTCGACCCCGCGCCCGTCGTCGTCCCCGCCGACGAGGAGGAGCGCCTCGCCATCGCCAACGAAGGACGTGACCCCCTCGGGTACGTCCCCGAGCCCGCCGCTGTCGCTCTCGACGAGGCCGGCAACCCCGCCGAGAACACCCTCATCATCGAGTACATCGGTGGGGGCACGAAGGAAGTCGAGCTCGAGCCCGGCAGCATCGTCGAGTACCTCGGCGGATCGTTCGCCCGCTGGACGGAGAAGGGCGGCGTGAAGCGTCAGGCACAGATCGACGTGGACATCGCCGGCGTCTCCATCAAGGGCGCCTGACCGAAGCGAAGGGGCGTACCGTGAACGTGAAGGTTGTCCTGTCGGACATGCAGATCCCTGACCACGACGTTCGTGCCGTGGCCGTGGTGCAGCAGTTCGCCGCCGACGTGGCGGACGAACTGTGGTGCGTCGGCGACGAAGCCGACTCACCCGAAGTGTCGAAGTGGAACAAGGCATCCGCAGGTGAGTACGTCGGCACCTTGCAGAAGGGCCTCGACACCACGCACCGCGTGCTCAAGGGATTCCGGGATGCGATCGGCCCGGACAAGCTGTTCCGCATCCAGCGGTCCAATCACACCGACCGCATCCGCACCTACACGAACCGGTACGCCCCGGCGCTCGCATCGCTGCGCGACCTGCGCTACGAGAAGCTGATCCGCCTCGAGGAGCTGGGGATCGAGTTCGACGACCAGCCGGCCGACATCGCGCCCGGCTGGGTCATCGCCCACGGCGACGAAGGATCCCTCATCCGCACCGCCGGCGGCACCGCCATGAACCTTGCCCGCCGGTTCGGCAAGTCCGTCGTATGCGGCCACACGCACAAGCTCGGATTGCAACATGACCACGACTCCGTGAACGGGCGCATCGTGCGCCAACTGTTCGGGTTCGAGGTCGGGCACCTGATGAACCTCAAGCGGGCCCACTACCTGCGGGCCGGATCGGCGAACTGGCAGCAGGGCATCGGCGTGCTCGTGCAGGACGGGCGCGACGTGCATCCCGTCGCCATCCCCATCGTGAACGGTCGCATCCACTTCGACGGAAGGATCTACCGTGGCTGACCAGACGGCGCAGATCCCGCCGGATGTGGCGCAGCAGTTCATGGACGACTACACGAACCTGCTGCACTCCACCGCCGCCTACTGGGGCCGCCAGTACAAGCACGTCGTCGATGTCAACGATGTCGCCTCCGAGCTGTGGCTGTACCTGTTCCGGCGTTGGGAATGGGTGCTCGAGCTGATCGAGGAGCGCGGCGCCAAGCGTGCCGCCGGCAAGTTGAAGATGCGTCTCACCGACGTGGCCCGAGGGTTCTGCGTCGATGAGCACAACAAGCGGTACGGCATCGCACGCGACGACCTCGCCTGGTACACCACCGGGCAGGTCGCCGACCTCCTCAACGCAGCCCTCGACCTCGACCAGTGGGTGAAGGGCAGCCCGGAGAAGCGGGGCGCGGAACGGTCCGCACCGTCCCGCCCCTCCGAACACGGCACCCGCATGGCGATGCTCGCCGACGTGGCACACGCCTACTCGAAGCTGTCCGACGACGACCAGGAGATCCTGCACCTGCGGTACGTCGATGGCCTCGACAACCCGAGCTCGGGCAGGGCCCTCGACATCAGTACCGAAGCGGCGGAGAAGCGCACCGAACGTGCGCTGCGCCGCCTCGTCGACAAGCTCGGCGGCAACCCCCCGATCTGGCCGGCAGGCAGGCACTCCGTGTCGAACGCAGCCGCACAGGCCAGGGTACGGAAGGCGTACGACTCGTGACCCAGGACCAGTTCGCCCTGTTCAACGCGTGGGTCGACGACACCCTCGGCGCACTCGAAGTGGTGATCGCTTCGATGCGGCACGAGGCGTTCAGCTACCTGCCCGAAACGTCACAGGAGGCATGGTTCGCCCTCGCCAAGCTCGTACCCCTCGGGATACAGGAGCTGATCGGTGTGCATGCCGCACTCGCCGAGGAGCAGAAGGCCATCGCCGAACGTGAAGCGGGTGCCCTCCTCGCAGCCGAAGCGCGCAAGCTCGGATTGGACATCAAGCCATGACCATGACCATCGCACCCGCATGGGTGCTCCTCCTCACCGTGATGCTTCTGCTAGTGACAGCGGTGCCCGCATGGTGACCCTGCTGTTCGCCGTCGCTCTCGGCCTCCTCGTGGCCTGGGTACTTGTGGAGGCCGACCGATGATCTGCCACCCCTGCCGCAACGGTCGCCATGACCGTTGCGAGAAGTGCCCGTGCCAGCACCGTGTCGGCCACTACGTCGACTGGTCGAAGGTGAACCGTGAGGAGGATGCCGATGACTAGCCCAGCCGTGGTCGGCCTCACCGGCTATGCCGGCTCAGGCAAGGACACCGTGGCCGGCATGCTCGCCACCTACGGGTTCAAGCGGGTCGCGTTCGCCGACCCGATGAAGGAGATCCTCCTCGACACCGACCCGTGGGTACATGCCGGGCAGTATCACCGCAAGCTCACCGACCTCGTGTCCGAGTTCGGGTGGGATGGGGCGAAGCGCCGGCATCCCGATGTTCGCCGGCTCATGCAGGAGTTCGGCATGTCGTGCCGGCGTGTGCTCGGCGAATGGACGTGGACCGAGCTGGCCCTGTCCAGGGTGGAGACGCACCTGGCGAACGGCGAATCCGTCGTGGTCACCGACGTGCGGCTCGAGAATGAGGCACGCCTCATCACGCAGCAGCTCGACGGCATGGTGTGGCGGGTGCATCGTCCCGATGTTGGCCCGGTCAACGGGCATGTCACGGAGGATCAGCTCGCCGAGTATCCCGTCGACCGTGCCGTGAACAACTGGGGCACCATCGACGACCTGCGGTTCGAGGTGCAGGATCTTGTGGAGGAGCTGTTCGGCCTCGGCTACTCCGGGATCTAACCCCCGAAACACGAAAGCCCCCCTCGCTTGGAGGGGGGCTTTCGCTGTGAGAGGGGACAGACGCCGGGGCGTAAGTCCTAGTCGGAGGGTAGCAGGGTGTCGGGCTCGGTCAAGCTGGCCTTGTCGTATGCGTCGAGCACACGGGTGCAGAAGGCGGCAAGGTGGTTCGGGTCCACGCCGAGTACGTAGTCGAGCTCGGACCATAGTGCTCGGGCTAGGTGTGCGGTCCGTTCGTCCAGGTTCACGCCTGCCCCTTGTGACTGCGGACAATCACGGCAGCCTGACTCAGATACAGGCGCCGCGCCCCGGTGGACTCCCTCTCGGCCTCACCTTGAAGGTGCTGCGCCGACGCTTCCAGGGCTTCGTCCACGGCCTCACGGATCAAGGCCTCGGCAGCCACAGCGCGGGCGATGGCCCGATCTGTGAACGCCTGACGAGCCAGATGGAAGGCGGCGTGGGCCGCTTCCGTCTGAGCGATCAGGGCACGGACGGCAGCAACCTTGCCCGCGTAGTCCCATGAGACGGCATCCCCGATCTGCTCGTCGGTCACGTCGCCCATCCCGGCCAGAGCATCGACAGCGGCACGGGCGCCCCACAGGTCGGCGGTGCCGCCGAACTCGTGCTGCCACTCATACCTGCCACCCTCGTAAGCTTCGGCCACGGTGGCGTACACGTCGGCGGTCATGCGGGCCTCCCCTCGTCAGTCGTTCCGATGATCGGCACTTCGCGGCTGTCGTAAGGATCGACAGGCCCGGGAATGTCGTGGACGTGTGCGGTTGCGGCGTCGCGGGTGAACCCGGCCAGCGCCAACGTCGCATGAACCTGGGCCTGTCGTTGATACCAAGCCGACGCCTCGGGCTGATTGTTCGGGTTGTTGGCCCCGGCCAATGCGGACTCGGCCTCGTCGTAATGCTCCTCCGGGGTCATGCCGCCTCCTCCCACCGGTCGGCGTCCTCACGCC